AGCTTATTATGTTTATAATAGTGCAGGAGTTTATCAATCTACTCAAACAGTAGGCAATACAACTACAGTCGCTATAGATAGTACTAATAACTTTAAGCAAATTAGCCAATCATTAATGGTTAGTTTTAATAGAGCACAAAAGTCTTATACTCAGTTTAGTCCAATATATAACGTAAAGCAACTTGTTGCTAATGGATGGTTTTTATCTTGGTCAGGAACAAATAATGCTGATGCATGGATTGAAACAGGAATGATAGGAAGTAAGCTTGATCCCACGAATGGTGGACTATATACAACAGATTCTACTACAAGTCCTGGTGAAACTAATAAAGCATTTAGGTCATTTAATAATGATGTTAAAATAGGCGACTATTTAAACGTAAGATGGTTAGATTATAAATATAATTGTACGGCTAGGTATTGGGTAAGAATTATACCTTCTGATAACTCTGCTGCTCAGTATTTAGATAATACAGGGGAGTTTACAACAACTGTAACATATCTTAATGATTACCCTGTAGCATTCCCTAAGCAAATATTAGTACCTATTGATGGTTCTATAGATGTTGTTATTTTAAGACCCTTAGAAACAGGTACTGGACCATTTTTAGAATTATACTATTTTTTAGTACAAAATACTGGTCCTTCATCACAGATTTATAATTATGATTCATACAGAGAAATAGGTAGTAAGGATTCTCAATTTAAGCCAGAAGAAGGTGATAACTTTGCTTTAGGCTTTATGTACAATGACATATTTAAGAATAATGACACAGGTGCAAGAGCTGCAAATAGTCCTAAAGATGTATCAGCGTCTTCTTATGTTGGTATGTACACTACAAGTAATAATAGTGGGTTTTTTAATCAGTTCGGCAGAAATGCTACAGGAAGCACAGAGTTATTTACTCTAGTTGCTCAAGATATTGGTACTGATCAGGTGCAAACACAAACCATAATAGAAGGTCAATTTAAGACCATAGGTTATTGGTTAAATAGTAAGTTTACCTATTCTTATGATGGTGTAAATACTTATACATATTTATTAAAATCTTTTAAGTGGGATTTAAAACAAGCAGTCCAAGAGTCAGTACTAAAGAAGATAAACTACAACGGAACAACCATAGACATAGACATATTTAAAAACTTAAATACTAGGAAATAATGCCATCAGTAATAAACGGAACTAATATACTTCTTTTTCAATATAATACTTCAACTGCCGTTGGAGTTCCTTTTGCAGCAGCTACAAACTGTACATTTACTACAAGTGTAGATCAGGTAGAAGTTACTACTACAAACTCAAGTTCATTTAAGGAGTATTTAGGCTCTCAGATTAATTGGAGCATATCTGCTGATGGATTTATCTGCCTTACTGATTATTCTTATTTAACCTTACTTACTAAACTAAGAGCAAAAGAGCAAATAGTCGTTAAGTTCCAAATTAACAATGATAATGGTGATGGTACAGGTACTTTAGGTTATAGTGTATTTACAGGTCTTGTAAATATTGTTAGTTTAGATATGACTGGTCCTGTTGAGGGGGCATCAACATATAGCGTGTCTTTACAAGGTACAGGAGCTTATACAATATCAGGAACTGAAGTTACTCCTACAGGAGTTGTAGTTACAGGCTCTAGCGTAGTCATGTTTGATTATACTGCTGCTGGTGGAGAAACAACTGTGACTTTCTCAGGTGCTATTGGTAAGATTTGCGTAAGTGTTTCAAGGGGTGGTGTTGAGGTTAGAGGTATTGCTACTTCAGGTGTACCTACAGGTGAGAATGTAACCTTTAACGCATCTACAGGAGTCATTACCTTTGCAACGGCTAGAGCATTGGCTGCTGATGAGTTTATTAGAGCAATTTTTAAATAGAAATTAGAACATGAGTAATCAATTACAAATAACTGGAGATTTAAAGGTAAAGTCATTAACTGGTGCATTAACAGCAAGTGCTGGAGTAGTTAGTTCTGTTCCTTTAGGTACTGCAAATGGTGTAGCTACTTTAGGAACTGATGGTAAAGTACCATCTGCTCAGTTACCTACTTTAGGTTCTTCTTATAAGGGAACTTGGAATGCTGCTACTAATACACCTTACATTGTAGATGGTGTTGGAACATCAGGTGATTATTATTTAGTTAGTACAGGTGGTACTTGGAATGGTATAGTATTCGTTGCAGGTAACACAGTAATTTATTCAGGAAGTATTTGGCAAAGAGCTGGTGGTGGAACAGGTACAGTAACTTCGGTTGGTCTTTCTGCTCCTTCTGCTTTTTCTATTACAGGATCACCAATTACAGGTGCAGGTACTTTAGCAATAGCTGGTGCAGGTACTGCTAATGACTATATAAAAGGTGATGGCACTTTAGGGCTATTTAGCACCGCAGCAATCGCTACAATAACTGGTGGAGCATCTACCATAGCTACAAGCAATTTAGACACCTCGAAGGCTTTAAATTCAAATTCTAGTGGTAAGGTAGTAGCTAATATAACAACAGCTACTGAGTTAGCCTATTTAAGCGGTGTAACTTCTAACGTGCAAACGCAATTAGATGGCAAAGGTCCATCTTATACTTTAGGAAGTGTTAGTTCATCTCCTACAAGCGTATTGGTTATTACTGGTTCAGGTGCGCCTGTTAATGGCTCATTGACTTTTACTGTTAACTTAGCTTCAGGTAGTCAAAATGGATATCTTTCTTCTACTGATTGGACAACTTTTAATAATAAGCAAAATGCTTTAGGATTTACTCCTTATAATGCAACAAACCCTGATGGTTTTATTAATTCAAGTGGTACTGCTGCTGCAGTTTCAAGAACAGTTTCAGGTACAACTACTGCTGAATTAGTTAGAGGGAATATGGCTGACAATGACCAATTTAGAATATTAATAGGCGGTACAGGTACAAATTCAGGTTATGTAGAAATAGCAACTGCAGATGATGGTACAGAGCCTATTTATGTAAGACAATATACAGGTGTATTTAGTACACTTACAAGAACTGCTACACTTTTAGATGGTTCAGGTAATACATCATTTCCTGGAAGTTTAAGTTCTTCTAACTTTAGCGGATCATCAAGTGGAACAAACACAGGTGACCAAACTTTAGCAGGTTTAGGTGGTCAGCCACAATTAAATGGAACAGGATTTGTAAAGGCTTCAGGTACTTCAATAAGCTATGACAATAGTACATATTTAACTACATCATCTGCTGCAAGTACTTATTTGACTATATCAAATGCTGCAAGTACTTATTTCCCTTTTAGCGGTGGAACTATTACTGGAGCAACTAATATAAATGGTTTATTGAGAAATTATAATGTTTATAATACTCAAACATCAAGTTATACTTTAGTATTAGCTGATGCAAGTAAGATTGTAGAAATGAACGTAGGTAGTGCTAATACAGTTACAGTACCCACTAATTCAAGCGTTGCTTTTCCTATTGGAACTGAGATTACTGTTATGCAATACGGAGCAGGTAATACTACAATAGTAGCTGCAAGTGGTGTAACATTTAGAAGCAAAGATTTTAGTACACGTATTGGTGACCAATACACAGGTGCTACTTTAATCAAAAGAGATACAAATGAATGGTATTTAATCGGTAATATTCAACCATAATGAAGTTAGTAAAACAAGGAATAATAATGTCAGCTAATGCAGGTACACCAACTTACATTGAAATTGTCAACTCCTCTTTGGATATTGAAATATCAAACGTATATATTGGTGCGACTTTAATGCAGGTTTGGAGTGGTTTATTACCTAATACAACAGGTAATGGAACTACTTTAAAAGTACCTCTAGGGGTAACTATACCTGGTTATTATGATATGACTATTTACTATGGTGCATCGTCAACAGGTCAAAGAATAACATTTACAGATAGTACATCAACAGTATATTGTCAAGATACAAATGTTGGGAATAATACAATGGTCTTTTATGGTGTTTATGTAGATAATACGACTTATTGTATAATATCGGCTGAAGATGGAACTTGTTAAAATAAGGCTAATTTAATAGGAACGAATAATTAAGTAAATTTGTAAAAATTATAGATAATGGCTTGTGCTCAAACAAATGCTGACTTTAGACCAGCGAATTACAATATACAGATATGGAGAAATGATACTTGGAGTCAAGTATTCTTATTGACTGCAAACGAAGTGCCTATTAGTTTAGTGGGTGCTGAGGTAGAAATACAAGTGCGTAAGAAGCCTAATAGCGATAATGCTGAGTTAACTCTAACTGAACTTGCAGGTGGTGGTATTACTGTGGGTGGTGTAAATAACAATCAGATCACAGTTAACAAGCAGGTCAGTATAGCTGCTGGGACTTATGTATATGACATGGTTGTATTGTTCCCTAATGGCAACGAAAAGACCTATATCTGGGGTAACTTTATTGTTTACGAAGACATAACCAAATTATAATGAGTACAGAGATAACCATAAATCAAGACATAGTAGAAATAAATGTAACTGAAGAAGTAGTTGTAATTGAAGCTCCATCAGGGGCTTATCCTTTGCCTACAGGGGTTTACTCTGTATTCGGTAGGACAGGTAACGTAGTGGCTCAAGAAGGCGATTACACCTTAACTCAATTAGGGGATGTAACTATCTCAACTCCATCAAATGGTCAAGTTTTAAGGTATAATGGAACTACTTGGGTAAATGCTACTGAAAGTTTTGCAGGTACAGTTACGAGTGTAGATATGAGTGTTCCAACAGGACTTACTATAAGTGGTAATCCAATTACTACTTCTGGTACATTAGCCGTTGGATTAGGTGCAGGGTATGTTATACCTACTCAAGCTGCTCTTGATGCAAAGCAAGATGATTTAAATGGTACAGGTATAGTTAAATCAACTGCTGGAACTATAACTTATTTAAGCGATAATACTGCTAATTGGAATACTGCTTATAATGATTCTATTGTAAGTGCTTCCGTTACTGGAACTGCTACAAAGACATTAACGCTTAACCAACAAGATGGTGGCTCTGTTACCGCTTCTTGGACTGATACAGACACAGGATTGACTTCGGTAGGGTTATCTATGCCAAGTGCTTTTAGTGTCGCTAATAGCCCTTTAACGGCTAATGGAACGCTATCCGTAACAGGAGCAGGTACAACGGCTCAATATGTAAGGGGTGATGGTAGTTTAGCTACTTTCCCAACGATTGCTCAAGAAGCACAAAGGTTAATTACAGAGGTTTATAATAGCACAGGTGCTACGTTAACAAAAGGCACAGTAGTTTATATCAATGGTGGTCAAGGTAACTTGCCAACTGTTACTAAAGCAATAGCTACTGGAGATGCTACATCTGCACAAACTTATGGAGTTGTTCAATCGGATATTACGAATATGAACAATGGTTTTGTAGTTGCAATGGGTTCTTTAACAGACTTAGATACTCAAATATATCCAGTAGGAACTCAACTTTATTTAAGTGGTACAACTGCTGGTGCTTGGACATCAACTAAGCCTTATGCTCCTATACACTTGGTTTATGTTGGTATAGTGGTT